TTTTTCATAATTTTATTGTGTTACGATTTCTATTTCAGTACCTGCTTCCCAATCCAATAAAAAAGTAGGGTCTGTTATTTCAAAATTATTCGTGGCTAATAATGGATTGTAAGTATATTTTGTAGCATTTAAATGACGTAATTCATTTATTACTACCGATATTATTTGGGAGTTTTGCGGAATTGTGAATATAGGGCTAGATGTATAGGTTAGTTGAGTGTGCGTTATAGTTGCGCTTCCACCAGCAGAAGGAGAAAACCATTTTTTATATTCCCCTGTAAATCCATTGTAATGAACCCAATCGCCTACAGCGAATGTTATAGCTCCTGCGCCAAAATCTATCGTTCCTGCTACAGTTACTTCGTAGTAATCTCCATTTTGCCCTATGCCGTTGGTTAAATAAGGTAACCCATTAGTTGTGGCGTTAAATTTTCCTTTATAAGTAGAATGACTCATTGACGGTGGCAACGGATCGCCTACTAACGAATCTGTAACCAGCATAAATGTAGCGTAAATTCCGCCATTAGGTAAAATAGGAGCTACTGGATTTGAAGCTACTTCCGCACCTATTATTCTAGCAAAGTTTCCGTATATTGTAGGTACAATATAATCTATCCTTTTAAGACCTGTGCCAGCTAAAGGAATATTTAATGTTTCGTCCGAAGCGTTTGTATAATCGATTCCGTATATTTTCCAAGTCCAACCTGCATAAAATGTAATATCTTGACCTACTTGTAAACTTCCTGTTTGCGATATAATAGCGTTACTATTATCTACTATTACTGGCTTGTTTTTTATAAAGTCGGGTTGGTTCGGGTCGTTTTGTAAAAAGTCAGGAATAACATTTACCTGCGCCCCATCTTCGATGCCGTCAAGTTTTAATTTATCGGCATCGGTAAAGTCGTTTTCGCTTAAATCTTTTCCTGTAACTTTATCTACTTTGTCGGCATAAAGCTCGCTATTCATTTGATTTTGATTACCAAATGCTTCCCTTAATGTATCGCCTAAACCATCGTTAGGAAGTGATATGTTATGAGTAATTTCTGCCATTTTTAATATAGGTTTATCATTCTCGTTAAAGGCTTCGCCGTAGTATCGTATTCCAATACATTAACCGTTTTCATAAATTCCACGAAACTTTTTTCATAACTTAACGCAATAGATTCGTAATTTTTACTTAAAAGATTCAAATCTAAATGTGTAGCCGTTTGGTCTCCTTCGCCTCCTGCTACTTTATAGCTACCGTTATTTGTAGTTTTAATCGTATTCAAAGATAAATAAATACTAGCGGAATAAAAAGCTAAAATAAACTTTAAATAATCATTTCTAATAGTTAAATAGTCGCCAGTTAAAGGCATTATTTGCATTTTATCGTACAATTTCGCCCCTAATATTCTTTTAATATGAATATTTTGAGCAATATTAACCGCTGGAAGGATAGCATCTACATCTATATTCCCATTAAATCCGATTATTTGAGTTATCTCTGAAGGGTTAACGTGTAATTGTATCATTTCTTTTCAGTTAAAACGGTTGTTTCTAACGCTTTTTCGCTTCTAAAATCCTTGAAATCAGGAATTATTTCGCTATCAATGTTCTTAAAAATCATTTTTAAACCGTCAAGTATCATTTCTCTTAAAGGATTAATATGCCTTCTGTACAAATCATTCAAAGCGACCTCTCTCTCGTCGGCATTTGAGGAGAAACCTGTACCTCCATTGCTTCCTGAAAACAAAATAGGCGGTGCGGAATGTGCTTTTATGATAGCTCTTTCGGCTTCTTCCGAAAAGAAAACGTTTTGCTGGTTTATTTCAGGTGGGTGCATTTGGTCTATAACCATAGCGTCTTCTGCCCCATCGTTAAATGATACGTAACTAGCACCTGCGTTACTAGACCCAGTTACTTTTTCTCTAATTCTTTTAGCTTTTTCCTTTGCAATTTCCTCGTCGGGTTCAGCACCATTATTTACATTTATAACCGTTAAAAAACTGCGTGAGTTTTCCAAAAAGCATTTAGCTGTATTAGATAGCTCCCCTTCGACTTGCGCCCAATGAATACCCGACAAATACGCAGGTATAGGGAAGAACGATTCGCTACTAGGACGTTTAACATACAATACCTCAACGCCGTTTTCTTTAAATTCCCCAGTATATTTTGGGTATAGTTTAGGTTTGAATGTCGATTTTTTTTCCCAGTCAAATGAATACCAATAACCGTCTATTTTCATCGATGGCGTTTGATAATTTATAGCTAGTTTATTTATAGCGATTCTTTCAAATGCGATTACTTTATTTGCCAACCACACCGCTTGCAAAGAATAACCCCCATATTTTACCATATCATAGCAAATCAAAAGAATATCTTCTTTGCTTATATATTTATGTAAATCTGTTCCGTTTTTATCGATTAATCCTTCGCCATAAACATAACTCACAAAAGCATTTATGATACTAGAATTAGTTGGGCTGTCATCGTATGCGTCGTCGTATATTTTAAAGTTTGAGTTATTGATACCGTTTTCAATCCAGTTCTTTGTTAAGACAGGCTTTACATCGACTGGTAAATATTTACTCATTTTTACCTCACTTGGAAAAGAAACGACGCTATTTTTATTCTGTGTAGGCATATATCTTATTAGTTTGAGTTCGTTGGTTATAATTTTGAATATCTGTACCTTGTTCTAGGAAAATCATTTTGCCACGATATATTGTTTCGCCTAATTCTTTAACCTCAACTTCGTATTTGTTTTTAGCTGTAAAGTCAGAATTTGGATTTATTGTTATAAACACTTTCCCTTTTATAAAAGAATAAGTATATTTTTCATCGATTAAAACATTTGTCATTTCATTTCTAAAAATAACATTTATTTCATCTTCAGTAGGATTCTTTCTAGGAACAAAAGATAATATTAGCTCGTTTTCAAATAATATTTTCATAAAAAAAAAAGATACAAAACCCCTCCTTAATAAAGGGGTTTTATTTTTATGCCATCAATGCTGCTGCATAGTCTGTCAATGCAGCACCACTCAAAGCATACTTTCTTGAAAAATCATATTCATCGGTGGTTATAGTTAACGTATATCCGTTCAAATCATTTGCTGTAGCTCCTGTATCTCCATCGACAAGTAAACATTCTGCGCCATTTTGAGACCCAGCGGGTACAATTGCACCATCTTTGTATTCAATAAAGACTACCCACTCTCTATCCATTATGGTATCAACCATTTTAGTAACAGCGATGTGTTCCGCTACATCGGGTGGAATAGCTAAATTGAAAGTTGCTGTCCCCTTAATGTTCTTACCGTTGGTATCAGCACCTTTTGTGGCGTTTTCTAAATATTTAGAAGTGGTATTTTTGACCGTAAAACGAGCTAAAGTACCTGCGCCAAATTTTGTAGATAAAGCCACAACACCAGCACTGGTTGTAACTATTCTATTCATAGGGTCATAAACACCTAGACTAATAGCTCTAATCCCTGAGATAGAACTTTTACAAGGTTTGTTTCTTCCTGTTGTTAAAACTTCACAAGCCATATATTTTTGTTTTTATAAGGGCGATATTTCACGCCCTTGTTAATATTATCCGTTATAAAGAACGTTCCATTTTTGCTTAACAACCCATGTAGTCATAGTATTGATAATTTTCAAAATACGTCTTGTAGATGCGTTTGCTTCTTTTTCGATAATCAATTGTGAACTATCGGACATTAAATCCATTACCAATTTTAAGTTGTATTTTTGAGCGCAAATAACGAAGTCAACCAAGTCAACAAAAACAATTTTAACATCGTTAAATGACATATCGTTAAACGAGCTACCTACAAAATTTTCTTGCAATGCCGCTCCCTGCACTCTATTAACCGCTTTGATTAATTTATAGTGAGCTTTTGGCGCAAAAATAACTGGTGCATCGTCTCCAGTCTTAACGATAATATCATTCGGAATTGCATTGAAAATTTTAACGTACTCGGCAACAATGTTTGAAGTTGTTATTGTAGTTCCTGTTACTTTAATGTAGTCGCCTAATCCAGCACCAGGAACCGCTTTTGAGTTAGAATCATTATACAACATAGTTGCTGGGATTGAGTCAAATAAAGTAGTAGGCATAGCTGCTACTTTTGTTTGCGCTGCCGCAGTGATTGACCCTTGACCCGCTCCAGGCGTTAAAGCCGCAATTGCTGCTTTTGTTGCTGTTGTAGCACCATTCCATACCCAAGACTCTAATTTAGCAGAAGTAGCTGGTTGTACTTGTATTAATACTTTTTGGTCGAACTCATCGCTTACTACTTCGTAAGCTCCAGCTTTCATTGATTTTTGAAAACGAGTACCTAGTAATGAGCTTTCATCGATAATACCTTCAACATTAAACGTTTTAAGATTTACAGTTGATTTTTGAGCTTTTAAAGCCACATTGTCGGATGTTACTTGACCGTAATTAGCATTTGAAAACGTTACCTCTGCTGAACTTTCGTAGATGTCCATTCCTGATTTATGCCCTTCTACGATTTCGATTGTTTCCCCTCTAAATGTAGGAGAGTCAGAATATACCTCTTGTATAATGTCGGTGTACTCAGATTGTGCAACTTTTGTGCCTGTATAAGTTATTGCCATAATTTTATTTTTTAAATTATTAAATACCGCCTTGACGGTTGAATTGTACTTTTTCTTTATTTGTCATTTCCGAATAAGATTTGACAGGAGCTTCCACCTCTTTTTTAGCCATTACCTCTTTAGCCATTGTAACCAAATCCGCTTCTGCTTTTACTTTTTCAGCTTTTAGTTTATTAAGTTCCGTTTCCAGTTCCGTAACTTTAGCTTTTAAAGATTCGTTTTCTTTTGCCAAATCGGCTGAAGGGTCGGCTGCCATTTCTTCTTCGGCTACTGCATCTTCTTCTTTTGTGGCAACTTCCATTAGTTTACCTTCTGCATCTGTTTCGTACTTAACCCCGTCAACTTCAAAAGAAGCGTTTATTGCAGGGTTGCCATCGGAATCTGTAACTAACGTTCCAATATCTAAAGACTCGGCAAAGAAACCAGACGCAACCTCGGGGAACTCGCTTGCCATTCTTTCTTCTTTAGAGAAAAAAGATGTTAGCATATTCCAAAGGGTTTCCGCATTCTTTTCTTTTTTGTTCATATTTGTATTAAATTTAAAATTACTCTCTTTGTGCATTAGGTAGGCTTCGATTGAAAGACCATCAATATTTCCTTCTTTTACTTGTTGCCAAACATTATCATTTTCTACCTTAAAAGCCATAACTACATCGCCTTCAAATGTTTCTAATCCTAAATGTTTGCTTTTATCAATTTCAGGATTTTCAACTTGCCACGCTTCAAATGGGTAAACCCCATCAATGTTGCTATCTTCGTGGTTAATGTTTGTATTTTTATTGTAGTTGTTTTTAAAATAATGCTGCAATAAAATAGACGCTGTTTCTTTTGTATAAAAAACATTAGCTGGTTCTTCGACTCCTACAACATCGCTAACGTTGTTTCTAAAGATTAATTTATTTGGTCGTAATGCAACAGCGTAAATAATTCTCTTTTCTTCGTTTGTGAAAAATAAAGGCTTATTTTCTTCTGCCGAAAATTTAATCAACGTAGCTTCTACCGCTGGGTCTTTTACCATTGATATACGGGTAACACCCCCTAGACTTTCATCAAATACTAATTCGTATGTTTTCATATTTTTACATAAAAAAAGTCCTGCCCGAAATTATTCGAGTAGGACTTATTGATTATATGGGTACTATACATCTTCATATAGCTTATTTTTTCACTACAAATATAATGTTTTTTTATTAAAATGAATTACCTTCAGTTTTATTTCTGTCAACTTCTTGTGCTGTACTCATTTCTGAACTAACAACATACGCCTTTACCACCGCTGACTGGTTTGTATTTTGCGCTAAAGTATTTCCTATTTGACTTTCACTACTCGCTTGGAATCCAACTTGCGGAGCGGAAGAAGTGGCACTAGGGATAGATGTAGCACCTCCAGCATCTCCACCGCCTCCGCCACCTTCTCCACCGCCCAACTCTTTCAAACCTTTAGCAGTCGCCTGTACGATTTTAACAGTGCTTAATGTTCCAGCTAAACCAACAGCAACAGCTTCAGGAATACCAGCGACTCCTTTACCCATTGCTACGGAAACTCCTTTGGCTGTATTGATAATAACAGAAGCCAACGCTACTGCGTTTTCGGCTATCAATATTCCTTTTTGCGCTTTTTTATTTTTGCTTGCAAATTCTTTGGCTATTCCTATTGCGCTTTGAGCTATTGAAGAAAGAGAATTGTTTAAAGCTTTTTTATTATTTACAATCGCTTCGTTTTTAGCTTTTTCTGCTTCTATTTCTTGCGTATCGTAATAATCTTTTAACTGCTTTCTTTTTTCTAGCTTTTCTTCTTCAGTACCTCCATCGGCTTCTATCTTCAAAGCGGCTAGTTCTTCTTCCTGTGCTAACAAAGCCATTTTGTGATTATAGACTTCCTCTATTTCAGCTTCGTTATTTGCTTCGGAATACTCACGGATACCAGCATAGTACTGCTCGTCAAAAGCACGTCTGTCTTCTAATTTCTGTGCATTCTTCTCGTCTTCTGCTTCTTTATTTTTAGCGTCTAGTTCTTGTTGTAGTGTAAACCTTTCTTCCTCCTGTAATGTAAGTAAGTTGGTAACGTCTGCACCCCGTTTTTTCAACGCTTCGATTTCTTCCAAGTCACGTTGCATTTTTCTGTTTAGCTTTTCTTGGTCGGTTTTATCGTTTAAGTCTTGGATTTCTCGCAACATTTCGCCTTCTTTATCGGCTAAATCATTAGCTAAATCCTTCTTTGCTTTTAAAAGGTCTTGTTTTTCTTTTTCTTTTTCAGCTAGTAACTTTTCTCTTTCTTTTTTTCTTTCTTCTTCTGCTTTTTTAGCTTCTTCTGCCTGTATCTCACGTGCTTTATCGCCCCTGCTGTATTCTATTTTCGCAAGCACTCTATTTAATTCCTCTCCCAAAGCGACTTGGTTCGCCCCATCTTCTTTTAACGCTTCGTTGTATTTGTTTTTAGCTTCAATTTTTTGCTTTGTGAACTCGTCAATTTGACTTCCGTGTTCTGCAATAAATTTTTTATTCAATGCAATAGACGCATCGGCATTCGCTTTTAGCCTATCCAAAGCTCTATCCGCTTCGCTCGTTACTCCTATAAAGTCTGTTACAGAATTAACGATACCCGTTATAAAGTCGCCCACCTGCGCAAGACCTGGAACAAGGTTTAATACTACTTTTTTAACGGAATCAAAATTATTTATCAATAAAGCAAGTCCTGTAACCAATAGACCTATACCTGTGGCGGTAATTGCCATTTTAAGCCCTTTAAAAGAAGTGGAACTATTGTCTACTTCTTGACCCATTAGTTTCATTATTCCAGTAGTAACCATTGTGGCTACACCGTTAGCTTTTGTGAGCAAAGTATTTTGAGAAACAACTGTTTTTAAAGTTTCCCATTGGTCGCCTAAATCTGAAAGCCCACTTATTGCCTGACTGAAAGCCATTGCAGCTTGTACTTTTAAAAGTGCTTTTTCTGTATCTTCGGACTGGTCGCCAAACAAAGCCATTCCGCTAACTGCTCCACTCATTGCGGTAGAGGCTAGTTGCGTTGCTGCGCCCAACGCTTTAAATTTTTGGTCTGGGTTAAATTTATCCACTAAATCGGAAGCAAAGCCCATTTGGTCTTTTAAGTCAGCCACTTTTTTAGCGGCGGTAACGGCTTCTTTGGAAGTCTCGCCATAGGTGGTTGACATTTTCATTAACTCCTGCGTAGCTTCCCTTATTTGAGTTTTGAATGATTTTAGGTTCTCTTCCTGTTTCTTTGTTTCGCTATTGCTTTTACTAGAGGCTTCTGTTGTATCGTCAATAGATTCTGTTAGTCTATCTACTTCGCTAGATACTTCTTTAGCATTGGTGCTATAATTTATTTTTATCGACTTTAAATCTTCTGACATCTTTTAGTAATTTAATAAAGTTAATTTTGTTTTACCTGTGGTTATATCTATTGTAGAATCTAATATAGTATAAAGTGTTTCCCCTATAATTATTTCATTTTGCAGTCTAAAACCAGTCGGGGTTAATCCACCACCTTGATTTTGGTTTGATTTATTTACATAGATTTCGCTTGGAGGTAACACACAAGTAAATGTGTTTGTTAAAACGTTAGGGTCTAACATTCTAACTATTTGAATTGTATAGTATTGATAAAATAAACTCGCTTCGTATTGTATATTATTAAAAATGATAGTACTAAATGCTAACGATTGATTTTGTTTATTATACGGTAGTACTGGAATATAGCTACTGATATTTTCTTTAGCAAGATAGCCTGCTGTATTCATACTTTGAATGCCAAATGTAGCACCTAAAGGCTGTATTCCGTGAGAATAAAATAGCGTTGGTTCATCGTAATTAGGTTTATAACGACTCTCTCCTGTATCTATAACGTTAGGCGTATCTTTTCCAAAACCATAAAAAGTAGGGATTAATGTTCCTGCGATATAAACTGGTGGTACTATTGAAAAACCTGTTTGAATTAAAAAAGGAACTGGTTTGTCAGGCTTAACCGCTGGGTAAACTGCCTCACCGTATTCTACGCCAAACTGCTCAAAATAATCATTGTTGCTTCTGTATTTTGATTTTAAATGTTTCAAATCGAAATAGTTGTAATCGGAACTTGTTGACTTTACATTATCTGAAATATTGGTATAAGGGGTATAATCTACCGTTGCTCTCGAATAAGATTTACCTACCGTCCTAACGTCTTTTGGCGTTAACCATTGCATAGAGTGGTCGCCTACGTAATCCTCAAATACGCTTATATTAAACGTTTTGAAAAAAGAAGTTAAGAAATCGGCAACTTTCATTTTTGGCAACATTTTAAAAATATCCATCGAATAAAATTTATTCGTTAGATTCGTATTGAAAAATGAGATCTCTGGGTTCGCATCAAAAGAAACATTAAAGTAGTTTCCTTTTTTATTTATTGTTAAATTTGAATCAAAAAAAGTGACAGAATTATTAAATTCAATCGTGATGTAGTAAGTGAAAAATCCTGTCAAAAATAAACCTATTGGAATTATAATATCCGTTTGTATCATTTTATCTTTTACTTTTTCTGTTTTTACCGCAACTATATTGTTATTCGATGCGGCTTTTATTCTAAAAGTACATTCTGTTTCTTTATCTGTTGAGGTGTGTTCCTCTACATTAGTTAAAGTAATAGATAACTTAATTTCTTTAACGGTAAAACCTAATCCAACAACA